CAACTTTTCTCGTAGGTTTGTGGAAGGCACAGATAAAAAAGCTATAGAAGAATTTAAAAAAGCAGAAGATTTCAATGACTATATGAATGCCATTAGTACAGCCCTTCCTGCCATGACTTCTGCGGGCAGGTCTTACGAAAAGGCTGTGCAACCAATAAAAGATAAAGTTTTGTTAGGTACTCCTGCTGAAAGTTTTATTTATGCAATGGCTGAAGCTATACCAACAGTAATGCCGGGTGTCGGTTCTGCTGGAACAAAGGCAGTAACTAAAACAATGCTTAAGAAAGCTGTGCAAAGGGATGCTATGGAATCTGTAGCTTCTAAAGTATTACAAACAGAAGTTAAAGAATTAACTGAAAAAGAGATTAAAGATAAATTACTTGAAACTGGCCTTACAACTAAAGCTATTAAAGAATTGGTTAATAAAGAAAGCAAAAACTTTTTAGCTGATACAGCTAAACAAACAATGTACAAAGAAGCAGCCAAACAAGCAATGAAAACAGCACCGTTACTACAAAAAGCAGCCGCAGGCGGTACTAAGACCCTTCTAAACAGAACGGAGGAATTGCTTAGGGAGGGACCCCTAGCATATATAATCCTAGAAGCTAGTAAAAAACCAGAAGAACGTATGAATCCTCTGGAGTTTTCTGTGAGTTGGCTGGCTGCCAGTATGCTGCTTGGTGATGCGCTAATCCCTGCTGTGTCTAAAGGAATAAGAGAATTAAAAGCCTACGCTAAAAAATCAAAAGCACCTAAAACATTTGAGCAACCTGACACCACAAAACCAACAGAAGCCATAGATGTTGAACCTACAACAACTTCTAGTACAGGGGAAGGTTTTACCGCACAATTAGTTAAAGATATTACTGATCCACTTAAAAACATGGAAACTAAAACAACTGTGAAAGCAGCACCATCTAAACTTAAGATGGCAGAATACAGTAACCACAAGGTTAACACAGAAGCGAATAAACTTATCCGTGATTTAGCTGAAGAAAGCAAGATTAAACAAGAAATCCAGACCAAGTATGCGCAAGCTGTGGCAGATGAAGATGAAATAGCCAAGCAGTTCTGGTCTGATGTAGACCGTAGGGTAGGGCAAAAAGTAACTGAAGTAAAACAAAAAGCTATTACCAAAGACTTAAATACACGAATTAAAACTGAATGGGAAGAATTAAAGAAGATCACAGAATACTTAGATGAAGCAAAAGAGATTGTAACCACAAGTAAAACCATAGCGCAAGTACGTGGTGATGATCTGTCTGTACGTCTGTATGATGCTATACTAGAAAAACTGGAAATTAATAGTGGCAAACACTTCAAGGTTAGAGAAAGAAAACCTGTGGTATTGAACAGAGAAAACAAGATTCCTGATGAAATATTAGGTGAGGAACCAGAAGGTGTATTGGGCAAAGGTAAGGGAAAGGTCAAAGCCAAAGGCGGTAGAGTTGTAGTTGACCTTGAAGGACTGTCACAAGAGGACGCGCTAAAGAAAATTACTTATGAGCTTAAAAAGAAACGTGCCCAGAAAAGAAAACTTGAAGCTGACGATAAGTTGGACGCTGAAAAGAAAGCTAAAGCAATTGAAAAGTTAGATGAAGATATTGATATACTGCTGGCACAAAGAGACAAGGTTAAAGGTACGGAGAAACCTAAAAAAGAAACCCCTAAAAAAGAACGCCCCAAAGAAAAACGTGCAGTTAAAGAAGGGGATATTGTAACTGTACATCAAAGGAAAATCTCCAGTAAAAAGAATGAAGCTGGAGAAACAATGAAGAATGTACGTGATGTAGAAATTGAGAATGTAAAAGTAATTAAGACAGGTCTTAAAATAACCAAAGGTAAAGGAAAAAACAAAAAAGAATATGATGCAGTATTAGTCAAAGACGCAAAGGGTAAAGAAACTGTTGTTGCGTTCAACTATAATGGTAGGCCGGGAAAAAATAAGCAAATATCTGCGGAATGGGTTGAACCTACACAAACACACAAATCAAATAAGAGTGTTTCTGGTAAGGATGTAGCACCAGATGAAAAGGTTACGATTAATGAAGGAATCGCTAACCTTGTGGCAGGAGAAACTGGTGAAGAGACAGTTAAGAAAGGTAAAGGTAAGAAAGGCAAAACTAAACCGGTTGAACCAGAAGAAGAAGTATCTATTGATCTAGATACACCTCTTGTGCCCGAAACCCCGGCTTTAGGTAAACGGGGCAACAGGTTAAATCGTAAACAGATAAGCCAGGATAAACTTAAAAAGAGCGTTGAAAGTTTAAAGGAAACTCTTGGTGAAGCAGCAGAAGAACTTAAAGGCGAGTCTGGTAAACTAGGTGTTATCTATCGTGATCCAATCAGCACAGTTATGGACCACTATGGAAAAGAGATAGTGCAAGAACTTAAGGAAATAGCACTTGAGCTGATGGAATTAATTGAAGCGCATCTGGATGAATTATTTGCAGAGTACAAAATTAAAAAGCCTAAATCAAGGGAAAAACTAAAGGATGCTAAAGAACTACTGTGGCATCAAATGGCTTATGAGGAAGATAACTACGCAGAGATACTTAGCAGTATTCCTGCTGCTACACGTGTTGAACTTGATAAGCAACTGTTCGACTATGCCTATAAAGGCATACGCAGTATTAAACAACTTAAACGAGATAAAGAAGCCGCTAGAATGGTTCACATAGGTACAACCGATGTGGAGATTCCACAGTTTTCTGTAAGCACTCAAGCTGAACTGACTAAATTATTAACTGGTAATAAGGGTTTGCACAACTATCTTGAAGAAAGATTCGGTGCAAAATACACTGACTTGCTGGAACACTGGAGGTTACTGCGTTCCACGGAGGCTGCTAATGCTAAAGCAGCGGGTAAGAAAGCAAACTATAATCGTAAGGACATTAAACAAGAATTTCAGAATGTTCTAAACCTTGTAGAAAGTGTCTGGGATGATTTCTTTAGAAACAACGCCGATATTTTTAACGCTGCCAAAGCCAGAGAAATGCAGATTGATATTGAGTTAGTTGATGAGCACTGGGACCGCTGGCTTGATATGTTTAAGATAGCTAAACTAGACCCTAAGAAAATTGAAGGAGCAGATAAAGCGTTACTTGCTGAAGTACAAAGGGCTAAGAATTTTGTCAGGTTCATAGATGAAAACTACTCTATGTTTCTGCCTCTTTTGGAAAAACACGGTGAAGGAAAAACTTTAGGTGTTCTACGCGCTAACGCACAAAAAATGGTAGACGCTATGAATGCTGGAAGATTGCACGATGCTGCTTACTACCACAGGTTACTTGACCAGATACACGATGCTGAATTAGAAACGCTTGAAACCTTAGAGTTGGCAGAACAAATATTCAACAAGCACCATATCAACGAAAAAATGAATCGTGCTTTGCGTAGTGGTGATCCTAGAAAAACTTATGAACGAGAAACTATCCCTAAGATTGAATCATACTTATTCTTACGTACTTATGTACCAAAGTTAAATGAAGCACTAGAAACAGAAAACCATGTGTTACGTAAACTGCTGGATAGGTATTATGACTTACATGCTGAATATATGTCCAGTGTAAGGATACCCGGTAGGAGTCGTTCTAAGTTTATAGCTGTAGCTTTAAACGATGTTGGCTTTGAATTTTCACAGCTTGCTGGAAAATTAGTTTATGGTGATAAGACTAATGTTGTTTTGTCTAGGATGCAACGGGCGTATCGAGATATGTATAATTTTATAAATGGTACTGGTGAAAATCAAAAGAAATATCGTTTTATTTCTTTTGACCAGCTAGAGAATGTTTTAGAAGCAGAGCGTTATGATGCTGAGTTACATCGTATGCTTCGTAAGAATAGGTTAGCAGTAGGTAGAGAGTATAAAACCATTGCTGATGGGCTAAAAGAATATGACGATTTGCTTAACAAATTTGGTTTTGACTTAGGTTCTGCTAGTGTTAAAGATAGTTGGCCTAAAGTAATACAAGAAACAATAGATAGACTTTATGCAGAAAAACCTACGCTGAATAGTATTACAGATGTACTAGATGCTATAGACAAAATAGTTAACTTAGGGCAGACCATCGGTAATGCGGTATTTAGAGTTACTAAAGGGCATACGCGTAAAGGATACAGCCCTGCCAGCGCAGAAAAAGTTTTAGGATCGCTGAAACAAAAACAAATCAGAGAACTAGATAGAATAGTTGAATATGTTCCGGCCTTAACCAAAGAAATGCGCGACGATTTTCTTACTTTGGAAAACCATCGGCGTAATATGGCTAAAGCACAAGCATCTTTAGACAAAGAAAGAATACAAACACAGGAGATAATCAAAGGGCTTAAAAAGAATAAACTAAGTACGGAAGAAATCCACAAAAACAAAACTGTAGCGAAGAACCTAAAAGTTATCAAGTCTTTAACTGATGTTATTGAACAGGAAAAAGACAACATTGATACTATTATGGGTAATCTGGAAGAATTAGGACTAGATAAACAGGACATAATCAATATTGAATATTATATAAGCAGAAGAAAAGACGTTATTGGTTGGGTTAATCAGGTTGAGAGAACTGTTAAAAGACCTTTAGATGATCCTGAAGCTATTGCCTCATTTAAACGTTACTCAGATGTAATGCGTAAGCGTTCTATGGAAAGATACGTAGAAACCGAAATGAGTAAAGCACGTTATGGTTGTGAAGAATATCTGACTAAGAATGCTGATATAATTGGTGCTTGGGATGATTACATTCGCAAAGCTGCTGATACTGTGTTCGGAGATACGTTAGACAAGAAAACGCATATTTACGAGCTGTATGATAGATACGATAACTTGAAACGCAGATTTGATGGTAGTGAATCAGCAGGAGACATTTATATCGGATATCAACTTAACCATGTGGCTAAGAAAATTAACCAAGAGCTGTGTAATCTTTACCGTAATGTTAAGAAAAACAATAAGAAAATACCAGCGTTACCTGCCGCACTTAAAAAGGAAATAACTGTTAGAGAAAAGTTAGCTGATATGGCTAAGAACGGTTGGCGATTTATTAAGGATGAAAAAGGCAGCGTTAAGCTAGAAAACTTAACCCCCATGTGGTGGGGAAGTAAGATCAAACAGTTAACCAGAATAGCGGCGCAAACAATTTATGACCTACACCCCACAAAAACAATGTGGGTAAGCAGCATGGTTAAACAGTTTGGTAATGGTGTTAAGGCACATCTTGATGAAGTATGGGCTAAAGCCCACAGCTTTATAGCTGAGTTAGTTGATAGCATTAAGATTAAGCCAGAATATACGCCACACTTCATACAGAATCTATCTGTAAAAGATAGAACCAGGGTATTGTTTGGCGGTAAACCAGAACTTGAAAACCCTTGGGTACGTGCCATTGACTCCAAGTTAAATAAAGAGTGGGAGAAATCGCGCCTTGTGGCTCAGGAAGATACTAACGCTCTATTTAAGGAAATTGTAAAAGGCAATGAAGAGGGTATTGTACATGGGATCAGTAAATTACAGCAGTTAATGGACGAGGTATTTAGTCCTAAACTATACGCAGTTGACCCTAACGTACAGTTTATAGGCGGTAAAGTACAAGAAGCACGTGCATTTGTGCGGGATACTGTCAAAGGTTTAACCGACTTTGCTGAAAACATAGTTAATTCTTCTCTTAATGAGAGGTACTACCTTAACTTTGATCGCTTGGCAGATTTGAAAACCAGTAGCCTACAGAATCAAGTACAGCGTATGTCTGAATTTTACGACAATGTACTTAAAAAATATATTGATATAGCTGAAAAGGTTTACTATTTATCTAAAAAGTCACCGGAAGAATATATGGAAATCAGATTTGCGCTTAAAGAAGCCTGTGACCAAATGAGTAAAAGAGTAGAGTATCTCAAGGGAAGAAATAATCGACTGGCTAAAAAAGACATAAATAACCCAGAGATTAAAGAGAACAAAGCAGAGATAGCTCTGTACAAAGAAATGCTGGAGGTTTACGGTAGTATCCTGGAGCATCCTGAAGAGTATGTACTGTACTTGCGCAAGTTTTCTTCCTTCATAAAAAATGACATTCAAAGTGGTGGTAAATTATCCTACCTAACCTATGGTTTTAATCAGCTAATGAGTAAAATAGTTTCCGGGTGGGATATAAAAGACCCAGTAATGCGTAACTTATTACGATTAGGACCTATGCGCGCAGGACATTACACTAGGTCTGTGGCTCAAAAGAAGATAAAAAGTGTGTTAGGTAAACTGGCTAGTCCTTTAGAGAGGGAGTTGTTTGAGCAACTCCTTCTTCATTTAGGTCTGGAGGATAACCTACAGCGTGGTGCTAGAGAGCTGGATATTTCTATTACTCCTGGAGAACCGTTAAAGAAGAAGGGGCTACGGGCTATTGATTATGGTATTCCTTTAGAGGACATACAAGCTAACATAGTTATGTTACGCGAATGGATCGCAGAAATACCTGGAGCAACAGAACGTATTGAACAAGCTCTACAAAACCACAAGGAATTGATAGATGAAACACTGGACATGCTGGTTAGAGAGGGACGCTTAAGTAAAAAGTACGCAGATAATCGGCTTAACTGGTATTTCCCGTACCAGATCAAGGAATTTACTAGAGACTATTTACAGTTGCCAGACCACATTGATCGCATGATTACTCAAGAAGCTAACAAATTACGTAACAAATACAGGATACCTGACAGCTACCACCTTAAACGCAGGTTTGGTAAGAAGTTAACAGAAACAGAATACATCAATACCGATTATGAAACTGTAATGTTTGACTATTATTCGCGGCTGTTTATGCAAAAAGAAATGAATAACTTTTACCAGACACTCCACGCAAACTATACCCCTGAAGGTATCATTCACAAGAGGTTGCGTGAGCTTTCAGGTAAAGCAGAGAGGGGACAAGATGTATCCCGAGAAATAGAACTTCTTAAAAATGAATTAGAATTGTTTGACAAAAGCACCAAGAAACTTATGCGAAACAATAAGATGTATATTACAGATGATTACATTAACTTCCAAGGCAAACGTTATTATGGTGTGCGAACCCCGCACTTGTACAGTATCCCTGAAAACTTAGCTATGGTAGACAGAAACAAATTTTTGTTTGAAATACTGGATGCTTTACGGCATAGGTTTGGTGATCTTGATAATGAACAATTCACAAAAACATTGAGAGAAGTTCTCGACTATCCTTTTGAAAATGATAAAAGCAGTATTAAATCATACCTGTGGCTACCAGAAGATGTTGCTTTGCAAGTAAGTAGGATATACACCGGGGCTTTGGAAAAGGATAATATATGGGCTAACTTACTTAAAACGTATACTACAGGGTTTAAAAAGAGTGTGCTATTCAGGCTTAACCTTGTACCTTATGTTCTTAACAATATGATTGGTGACTTCCTTATGCTTATTGGTGAGGACCCGGCCATGTTTAAAGTATGGCAAAAAGAAGCCACCCTGTGGGATTCTTTTGCTTCACTGTTTGAAACCGAAACTGTTGATTGGTTATACGGTCAGGGTGGGGCAGTCAGCAAAACAGTAGCATCATTGGGCGGTAAGAAAATTGCCGCAGGGTTAGAGCGTCGAGCCAATGAAATCAGAAACTTTGAGGTTCCTTTAGAAGTGCTTAAAGACTATACCAAGATAAGCAACCTTGTGGAAATGAATGCGATTAAACAAGGCAGTAAGGAAGGAACAGTTAAGATTGATTTACAAAAACTGGCGGAGCTTGAGGACATTCAGATGTCCGGCTTCTGGGGTGAGGTACCACCGGAACGCTTAACAGGTGGGCTTAGAGCAGTAGGTAGTGGGCCGATGCGTAAATTAAGACAGGCTGATAGTGTGATAATGAATGTAATACAAAAGAGGGAGGATTTGCTTAGACTAGCTAAATTCTACAAAGATGTTAAAAGAGTTGCTAAAGGAGAGCAGGTAGTAATAACGCCCCGAGAGGAACTCAAAGCATTACAACCTTTACACCGGGCAGGGTGGGCCGCCAGAGCCTCTTTAATTGATTACTCTGCACTAACGCCTGAAATGCAGGGAGTATGGGGTAGGGGGTTTCTCTTACCCTTCTTAACTTGGTACGCTAATGCGACAGCTAACTTTGTTCGGTGGTTTGGGCATAACACAGGATTACGTAAGCTAATCAATCCATCTTTCTATGACAATGTACCCATGGATTCTACAAGTGCTAAACTTACTAGGCTGGCTCTTATGATTATTCCGGCTATGTTAATTGATGCTTGGAACAACACCGGACCGCGTGCGGATATTGAAGCGGTTATGCCACAATCGCAGAGAGGTCAAATGCACATAATCTTAGTTAATGATGAATTACCTGAAGGAGAAAAGGCAGGGGTATTAAAAATAAATCACCCGTACCACACGGTTGGGGCTTTATTGGGCGGGATTAATAATATCCCAATGTTTACTTGGGATGTTATTAAAGGCAGGAGAACTGCTGGCGAGGCTGTTAAAGAGTATGTTACTGACAGCATGTGGCGTGATCCGTTACTGTCCGCAGGGTCACAGCTTACTCCGGTAATACGGGCACCATTAGAAGCAGGCTTTAATGTTAAATTCTGGAGCGACACTCCTTTAATGTATGAGGGGGCGACACCACAAACTCTTAGTGAAGAACGGGCACAAAGACTAGCGCATATTCCGCAAGAGGTATTCCCTCTAGTGGGGCGTTTAAGTAAGAGTGCCATACAAACTACACAGGATAACATTGAAGAAGGAGATTCAGTTATTCCAGCAGCACTTAAAGGCGGTTTAAGTGCTGGAGTTGGGCTTGTAGGAAAGAATATTAAACCCACGCCAATACTGCCTAGAGACTTAGACGTTACTAGGTTAACTGAATCTGCTAAGTGGGACATACTGGAAAATGAAATCTTAATACCTAGGGAAAAAGCACGTGAAGAAATTAAGAATAGCTTAATTTATTACTGGGCTACTGGGGATTCTACTCGTTACCAGAAAGTGTATGACGAATATGTTAATCAACAGAGATTACTTGATCCTAAGACAGTTGCTTCTCTGCATAAAGACGAATTGTTTGAAATCAGACTTAAAGCGTCCAAGTTACGGAGAAGAATTGTTAAGGATAAAAACCAACAAGAAGCCTTAGACGCCGAAATAGAAAGGCTTACTAAGCTATACAATCAAGAAGCACGTAGAAAACGCACTCCTAAATCTGTTCGACTACAAGCTGAAGAAGCCTTTAGACAACGGCTTGAGGGAAAATAGAAAGGAGTGAGATAGTATGGAAATCGGGCTTGAAATGCTTAAGGAATACGGCGTACCAATAGTTTTATTGGTTGCCGTACTTGCCTGGGCCAAAGGGTTTGTGGGTCGGGTAATGGACGAATCACAAAAAAGGGAGTTAAGATTGATGGCTTTTTTAGAAACATTTAAAGACGTAGAGGATAAAATCGAAGAAATGAAAGAAGAAGTGCTAGACATGAAAGGCAAGGTTAACGAGATTAGTAACAAACAAAATCAAGTATTAGATAAAATATCTACTATTGGAAGGGGGAGTTATTAATGCGTGGGGTTGAGTTACTGCATCCTACGGTTGAGTTACTGCATCCTACAGCACAGAAACTAGCCAATGCGCTTGTGGCTAAGTGCGGGGAGCAGGGAGTTACTATTCTTATAACTGATACACTACGTACTGAAAAAGAACAGAATGACTTGTATGCTCAAGGAAGAACTAAACCGGGCAATAAAGTTACCAACCTTAAGTACCCAGACAGTTTACACTGTTGGGGTGTGGCTTTTGATTTTGCTGTGTTAAGTGATATTGATAACGATGGTGACTTAGACGCTGATTGGACTAGTTTAAATCTTTACAACAAGGTGGGTCAGATAGGGAAGGATTTGGGTCTTGTTTGGGGAGGTGATTTTTCTAATACAGATCGTCCGCATTTTCAATTAAGTAACTATACGGTAAGTGTATTACAGAAAACCTACAAAACGCCCCAGGGTTTTATTGATTATTACAACAGTAAAGTATGGAACCCTACGAAAGAAGTGGAAAAACTATTAGAAAATGGTATAATTAATACCAGACATAATGCTTACGTACCTATTACCTGGGGGGAGCTTGCCACAGTTCTGAATAAACTAGACCCTAAACTCTTTAAATGAGCTTGACCTGTAAAATTTTCGCCTGTAGCAAACGTTTTTACTTTTTATGATCAATTGTATTCGGGCGTTGTATTTCGTGGCTCTATGGGCCAGAGATTTTTGTCGAAAGTTGAGGTGATACGTCTTGCCACATATAGTAGATAAGTCTGGTAAACCGATTGCTTCAGATAATCCATTTCCTGTAAGGATTGAAGCTAGTAGTGTTGCATTTACAGCTATGCCAGGGGGTAGTCCTTTAGTTGCTGCTGGTAAAAAGATAGACGCAGATGACACAGAGGATAGGGTTATAACCACAGATGGTTTTAACACTATAAGCATTATTAATGACGGTCCAGGAGATTTAGTAATTACTATTGATGAAAGCTCATTGACGGGAGAAAACAAAATTTATGTGGAATGTTTTGAGGGGTTTATTGAAAACATAGCAGGAGAAGAATTACATTACTCTGCGCTAAATGATATATGCACATTTCGGTATGTCCTAAAGTAAGGTGGTGGTACCTTTGGGCTGGACAAAAAGACGCTTTAATAGGGCAGGAACACTCTTTGATTTTGAACAGTGGCTTGGTGTTTTTAATAACCAAGAAAGTTGTTTAGATGTAGAGTTTCCTGCTGCTGGTATACTGTACACTAAAGAAATTACAGATTTTACTGGAGGAAACCATAACTATACAGCCGTCACTGAAAATGGTTTAACCATTATTAGCTGGCCTGGGTGGAGTAGTGATGTATACCAAGACGAAAATTTTTCGCTTGCGGATACTACTTCTTGGGAAGATTCTGCTTCTGCTGCTCTTTTAATTAATTCATTATTCGATACTGTAGATACTGAAACATTTTATGACGGTGTAAGCACCTTTGAAAGTTTACCAATTATACTAAATCCTGTAGGAAAAGTATTTACCAATAACTTTGATTGGGTAGATACTACACCAGAAGGAGTAACATTAGCAGTACAGGTGGCTATTTTTAATGGTTCTATATGGTCTTCGTGGGAGCAGGTTAATAAAGAAACTACTATAGCACAACTAATAAACGGGGTAGATTTAGGCGATTATCAAATTAAGTATCGTGTACTTATGCAAGTTAATACAGAAAATATGGCTCCTGTAGTTTCAAAAGTAGAGTTATCTCTGAATAGTTACAAACAAATTAAGTTTGGGTTGAATGGTAAGGTGTACGTAGCAAGCTCTTTAAAAGACTTTGTTTTAGAACACACAGTAGAATTACCTGATTAAAGTAATTTCTAAATTTATTTTAAATAAGGAGGGGTATTACATGGCGGAAGATATTACATTAGGAACGCTACGAGATTTGTGGGCAGCAGTAGCCGATTCAGTTGGTGAGGACGGACAAGCAAAAGTTGATAATGCTATGCAGATTGCTGGTAGTGACGGTACTAATACGCTAGTTTTAAAAACTACTGATGATGGAACACTTCTTACTAAGCTATCGGGCAGCATTGTTGAATATGCTTGGTTCACAGGTGGGACTCAAGCAACACCAACAGAGGACTTTGCATGGGGGTATGAATTTAACACCTCCACGGGTGCATTAAAAGTCTACGGATGGACAGGTTCTGCTTGGGTGGAGGTGGTATAGATGGATGCGGCAACATTAGTTCTTGCGAAAAAACATACAGATGAACAAGTTGCTCAAAAAGCAAATATTGACGGCTATTATGAAACATTAGCCGCTGGTACTGCTGATAACCTTGTTGACCGCAAAGGGACTGGCACATCACAAAATTTCCTGTATCGTACATCTTGCGGTGATGCTAGTATAGCAGATGACGGAAGCGGAATTATCCAGAGTATCCAAGGGAATACTTTGATTTGGAATCAACTATGTCCGAATAATATACTAACAGGTACTGGTTATACAAGGACTTCAACCACTATTACTATAACAAATAATACTGTTACAAATTTTAATGATACAAATTGTTTTATTGGAGTTAAAACTATAATTGGCCATAAATATTATCTGAAAATAAATTCAAACACTCCATATTTGAGGTTGCGTAATTACTTCACTGGGGGAGCATTTTTAGAAGTAAATGATGGGAAAATATACACCGAAACAATGGCAGGTAATATCTGTTTAGGATTCGTTGCTCCAATAGAAAACGGAACATATGACCTTACAATTAATGTGATAGACCTAACCCAAATGTTCGGTGCAGGAATGGAACCTTCAACCGTTGCTGAATTTAAAGAAATGTTCCCACTCGACTATTATGAATATAACGCAGGAGAACTTCTAAATCTCACAGCAACAGGCATCAAGACAGTTGGATTCAATGCTTTCAATATCGCAACAGGCACAGCCGCTTTGCTTGGAGGTAATCAGTATCAGATAACAGGTACTTATGAGTCTGTGGAATATTCAACTGGTGAAGTGTTGTTGATTAGTGAAGGTCTGTTTACACCAACTGAAAACGGCACATTGACCGTGATTGGTGGAGAAGATGACGTTTGTGTACATCTTACGTGGTCAGGTTATCGTAACGGTGAGTATGAGGATTATTGGGAGAGAACTCATCCACTACCGATTACAACTATTACGGACAGCAACGGTGATGCGATATTCCCTGACGGGCTTAAATCAGCAATAAACGCATGCGATGAAATCACGCCAACAAAAGCAATCAAGAGAATTGGCGTTGTGGATATGGGAAATTTGAACTGGTCGGCTAATACAGGTGCTACTGGTTGGATTGCTCCACCGCCATCAGGTTTTAAGATAGTGAGTAACTCAACCCTTGCAAATATGAGATGTATCCCCTATCAAACGGTAAGAGGTAGTGAAAGCTCTGCTGATATCCAGAAAACAATTAGTTTTGTTAATTCATCATTCTTTACTGTACGAGATACGTCATACGCAGATGCCGCCGCTTTTAAGACCGCAATGTCTGGCGTAATGCTCTACTACGAACTTGCCGAACCAGTTGAATATGAATTCCCCGAATCTCTCAATCTCACCTACAAGGTTGCAGACTTTGGAACGGAACAAATCCTGCCAGTAAATGATGCCGAACCAACGACTGCTCCATTTATAGGCGTTATTAAGTACAGTGATGATTTCACACGACAACTTGCAACGATGCACAAGAATTATCAATCACAGGACAGCATGGATGCTTTACTCGCAGAACTTGGTACTGCTTGCGGCGGTACTTTTAAAAAAGAATGGGATGACATAAACAGCAAATGGACATACACGTTTACACCAACACCGTCAGGGGGTGGGGAATAGAATATGAAAATTACAGAGTTTAGAAATAATTATGTTCGCCTAACTGCGGAAAATGGAATTATCTATATCCCAACAGGCGAATGGTATTCTGAGGTTGTAATCAAGCAGAAGAACATTGATAAGTACATGGCAGCAAGTGCTTAATTAAGCTATCGGAATAGCGATAGTTTAATAACTACATAGTAAGGAAGGAGGGAGTGTTGTGAATAAAGTAACAAGCACTTTAGCAAATAAATCTAGATGGGCAAATTATGGTTTATGGGTTGCTGTACTAGCATTATTCACACCGCAACTACTGGGTATGTTTAACATTGTATTGCCTGCTGGATATGAAACTTTAGTCTATACTGCTTTAGATATTTTAGTGTTAGCAGGAATACTTAGTAACCCATTAACTAAAGGCTTTTTGGATAACAAGTAAAATGGGCAATAAAAAAGAAGCCCCCGGCGCGTGTGCCGGGGGCTTACCTTTTAAATTAAACCTCTTTTTTGTAGGTATTTAAGTATCCATTTCTGTTTAGCTTTTAAACGAAACTGTTTCTTCCTTTCTGGTGACATGTTCTTCCAACTCCTTACCACCTGAAAAATGTTCCCAAAAGTATAAAACACCACATAAAAACAATGAAATAACTACAATTAGTACGGCCACAACAACAGCACCACCTAGTATAAATAGAAACGTGTACCATGCACCGTACTTTAATATCAGTACATACGCAGAAATACCACAAACCGAACAAGTAAAAAGCATTGCCGCTAGCATAAAAATAGCATTAAGTATGCACTTGGCAATACCTAAAAGTTTATTTTTTACGTTCATGCAGCATATCCCTCCAATCTTTTAATAATAAATTCATTAGGCTTTTTCAAAGCACCCCAACGGGTTCCTATTCCTACATCGGCAGTAAAAGGAACCCAACCATCCAGAACAGTTTTCTCCATTTCAGTTTTGAGTTCCCACGCTACTCGGTAAATATCTTCTTTAGTTTCTCCAAGCACTGAATCATGTACGGTACTAAGCAAACGTGTTTTACCTAATTCACCGCGTTCGATACGTTTACCAAAACGTAATAATGAACCTAAACTTATTTCATTTGCCATACTCTGAATAGGAAAATTTACCGCTTGACGAAGTACACCTGCTTTATTATTTTCCGTTATCAATGGAAAACGTCTGTATCTACCGAAAGGAGAAACCACATAACCTTTTTCCAGCACACTCTTTTTGATGTTTTCGATCCATATTTTTGATTCAACGTATACCTCAAAGAATAAATCCATAAGACGTAGTGCTTCAGTTAAAGTAATAATTACACCGTCTGATCTTAGCGCGTCAACTAAACCTTCAGGAGTCATCTGGTAAATTAAACCAAATGTTATCCTCTTGGCTGTAGTTCGTTGCGCTTTAGTTACTTTATCGAATGGTACATTATACATAAGTGACGCTGTTCTAGTATGAAGATCAAGCCCTGATATAATTGCTTCATGCAACACCCTATCTTTGGCTATCCAACACAGCCCTTTAACCTCTGCCTGTGATAAGTCACACTCAAACATCTGCCAACCAGGAGTAGCTGTAAATATATTCCTGGCTTGGGACCCTCTAGTAATATTTTGAAGGTTGGGGTTATTACTAGACAACCGGCCAGTTACCGTGCGTGCCACATTGAATTGGGTGTGTACTCGTTCTTCATCGTCTAAGTTTTTAAGGATGCCTTTAATATATGTGCCATGAAACTTGTGGCGTTTACGATAATCAAGCATAACAGGTATGATGGGGTGTTCATCAATAATCATTTTAAGGTGTTCACGGTCTACACTCCAAGCACCAGGAATAGGTATCCCTAACTTATTATAAAAAACATCTGGTACTTGTTTGGCGTTGGAATTAGGGTTAAACTCTTGCCCTGCTAACACATACATTTTTTGTTTGAGTTCTTCTATCTCAGCATCTAATACTTTATCAAGTTCTTCTAAATATTTTCTATCTGCTTTAATTCCTAAGTATTCCATACCAGCAAGTACGTCACTAACAGGGCACATGTGATTATGCAGAAGGTCCCGCTGTTCTTCAGTTAACATTTTTTCAAACATATCATCAAGCATTAATGTATATGCTGCGTCTTTAGCGTTGTATTCGTACAACTCTTTTTCAGGACAATCTTCCAAGTGCGTATAAAAAGGAGCAATGTGGTTATTGTAATCGTTAACAAAAAGAAATTCTCGGGCTAAGTATTTAAGACCATGTACACCACGGTATTCTTCTTCTGAATATCTGCGTTCATCTAAAAGATACGACTGATACATAGTATCGCTGTATGACGCTACGCTGTCTTTGCTGAAACCGTTAAACCACATTTTATTAATATCACTTTTAAAGTAATGCCCTGTTAAACGAATACCTTTTAAAGCTACAGACAATTTATCGTATGTGGTTTGATTCATTACTTCTTTAGTTAGTACAGCAGACTTAAGGGGCAACCAGCTTAAACCTATGCATAATAAGTTGTCTTGACTATCGTTCTCAACGTCAAGTGCTACTTTTCGTTTTTGTTGTTTAAGTTCATCTAACTTGGAGCATAATTCATCTACATCTTCCTGACAGTCAAGTAGCACGTACTCTACGTTATTTAAAGAATTGTTAACTGTAACTTCACCAGATAGTATGCGATTAATCTTAATAAAATCATTAGCAAAATCTTGAAATAATTTAGGTTCTTTCCAAATACTGCCTGGATCATGGGTTATAACTACTGTACAGTTAAGTTCTTCATGCCACATAGTCCTGCCCCGTTCTTTGGTAAGGGATGTTAGTGTGGGGAATAACGCTTTCATAGCTACAGCACCCATAGCCACAATAACTTTACGATTAGGGAGCCTTTTTAATTCAGCGTATAGTCGGGGAATACAATCCCTAATATCTCTAATAGATGGTGATTTACCGGTAGGAGACTGGCAGCAACAACTGTAACTTAACCAACAATTCATACGTTCAACGCCAACCAGTTGTAGGGCTTTAATAATAGTGCGGTTAGATGGCCCCGTAAAGGGGCGACCCCGGCGAACATCAACGTCGCCTGGGGTCGATCCTAGTAAGATTACTTCAGCATCAGAGTTACCTTGCCCCTCTACAAAACGAGCAGGATTAAGTTTACACTTAGCGCACTGTTTTGGGTCGTCCACGTTTAGGCTTTTCAGGTAATGCTGTATTAAGTCCGTATCGCGGATGTTTAATTTCATAAACAGTACCCCCATTCTTCAAAGCAGTTAAGATGTGGTTGACAAGTTCCTCTGCCTCGCTTGCTGTCAACGAATTAAACACTGTTTCCTGCTCTACACATAAGGAAAATAACTCATTAGGTCTAGGTATTACTTTAATATCAACGTGATTAAGAGCACCAACAATACGAGTCAGACCGTCGTTATTGCGCCAAACAAATATCATAACTCAAACCCCCAATGCGCTTCCATAATATCTTTACAGTTCTGTAAAATCATAGAACTAAAACACGCTGAAGCATTTTTCTTGATTTCTTGGTCTGGTAGATTGTTAATAGTCATCTCCACGGTATGCATAAATGCTGGAATTATATACAATAAATCCTCCAAAGATACCTGACCTATTGAGACAGTATGACTTCCCTGCACACCAATAACTAAAGCTCCGGTGTGCCATTGTATTTCTTCGCCTGTTCTGTTGTCTATAGCTTTAATAGTTAAGTTTTCTACGCCCAAGTCTTTATGATCTCCGGTAATAACAACGCCTCTCATGTTACTTAACATTAATTTACACCTTCTTTCTTAAATAAAGCAGCACCAATCTTTTTAAGTTGTTCGTTATCTTCCATGTAATACACAATTAAATGTCGAGCAGCATCCCGCGCATGACGATAATTTTTAGTTATATCCCACAACCCCAGTGCTTTGATGGTTCTATTGTTTAATATTTTAGCTTTACCTGCTCCTTGTTCTATGTATTGTACGTCATAAGATAAACACCAATCTTTAATCGCTCCGATTATTTCTGCGGAAGGGACATTACTAAAGGATTGTTCTCGGGCTTTCCAAGGATAAACTCGGTAGGATTCGCACACCACAATGTGGGGAGTATAGGTTTCAAGGAGAACGCGAAGTGCAGGAAAATCCTGCACCTCGCCAACACTAAAAACATTTGTGGCAAAGGGACCGTCAGAAATAATATATCCTGTGGTTAATCCTGGGTCTATTGCCATAACAATCTTAGTCATCAGAACCCTGACAGTTTCCTACCAGCTTTAGGAGTCGGAGTGTTACCATTTAACGGTAACATAGATTTGACTTCGTTATAGGTTTTGTCCTCATAAACACGTTCCCCAACCACAATGCGCAATTGTTTGCCTTCCAGGTCGAATGTATCAAACTTAAAGTTACTACGGTTAGAGTCAGTCAACAACCCCACAACCTTGAGTAACTGGCCTAATTTAAAGACACCCTTGCCAGTCACCATAAAGTTTTCAAATATCTTGCGTCCAGCGTATTCTCCATCAAGGACATTAAAAGTAAGAGTGATATACTCTGTTCCTTTTCCCCCGCCAACCTTAACTTCATCAGCTTTTTCCGTACTGATCTCTACGTTGTACGTACCTTTTGGTAGGGGTTCAAACCCGTCAAGGTTAACATCTGAAAAATCCATCATAAATCTCGGCATAATTAAAATTCCTCCTTAATAATTGTTTTTGTTTAGATTTACCAGTTCTACAGTTTTTACACACTACCCTCCTTTACTTTTCGTTTAGGCATATCCTCAGTAATAGACGGCTCAGACATAGCCGTTACCACATGGGGAACAATTTGGTCTAGCCGGGGATTTCTAATTACATCAGGCAGTACCCCGCCGGGGTTCTTACCGAAGTACCTTTCTGTGGGAGTCAGGATAAGACTACGTACAATTTGACTTTCTTCAGCATCACAGTCAAGGTACCCCACAATGTTGAAGTTTGCCATGATGTTCTTGGCTATTCTTTTAGGCTGAATTGACGGTACGGTTTGGCGATCCTCCCGGATATCCTGTTCTAAGGCCGATGCCCAGAAGTGCATGGGCAGGTCCCGGAAAGCTCTAACCGCAGCAGTAAACCGCAAGTCTACTCGGTACCAGTCACCCTGTTCAGGAACATCTTCATCATGGATACTGCCTTTACCTTCCCGACGAACAACCTGCTCCTTAACAATTTCTCGTATAAGTCTGCTGTTAATATCTGTAAAACCATCCAAGCTAACGCCAGTATAATTATGATTACCGTTCGCTAGGAAGTGATAAAGCTCCAGTAGATCATCCATGCAGTTTATATCCCAAATATCAGGGATATATCCCAAGGTCTTTTTGACTTGCCATAGGGTTGGCTCGGCTATATTAGATTCAGTCAACCCCATAATACTGTTAGGCAATGTGGCAAGTAACCAAGTCTTACCTGCCCCCGACCTAGCGTACACCAAGCCTTTAGTATAGAACGGTGATCGTTCCAGTTTACGGATTCTACTATTAGCAACCGCATTATCAGTTGTCATAACAGGCATTTAACATCCTCCTTATTAGTTATTTTCCTGTACTAATTCTTCAGCCTTACGTTGTATTCTGTCTAATCGAGCTTCCCAGGCTTCTTTAGTTTTGGTTTCGTAATAATAATCAGCCATTTCCTGCCAGCCATCCCCGGTATTCATAGCCATACACAATGACGTATAGGCACAACGCCAGTTACAGTGCATACCAGGGCTAGGGACGAAATGAATATCTGATAACATCCTTTGAATAGTCCAGTATAAATTGTTCCGAATATTAATTAACTCCTGGGGGGATTTAGTAACGTAAAAACGTTTAACCAATGGGTCTTTGGTTCGAGAAGGTATTTTAATCTTACGAGTTACATCGTGCATACAGCCCCGGAACGGTTCAGAAAATAATTGCGTAGCTGCCAGCAGGTATAACCCATCCTGTTCGGACAAGTTAAGATCAACGGTAGAAGGAAAACTAGCGCCAGTTTTATGCTCGTTAACCCACATGTGTTGTGTCTTAGTTATCAGGTCAAACGTACCCTTGTGGCGTACACCCTGCATTATTGTGCCATCAGAAGTATGCACCGGAAGATCAAACTCTTGTTCAACAGCAATTACATCAAAGTTGTCGTTAGCTTCGGCAAAATCAATGTAATAGCCAACACATTTAACTGCCATGTCAATTATTTCTCTGGCTTTTGATTCATCCTCACTGTGCTGTGAATAATCCTGCAAGAGTTCATCGGCCCATACGTTAAGATACTTTGATGCGGCTACCATGCTACGGTTGTGGCGATAATAACCAGCCACACCCAAATGAAAACCTGTACCAATGCTTAGTTTTTCGTTGTCTATTTTTGGGCGTAGTTTTAATTCGTGAGCAAAATAATATAGTCTCGGACAGGTTTTGTAGTCCCCAATCATTGATGCCCCAATGTCCATTTAATATTAACCCTCCTTTGTTGCTTCAAGTTTCTGGTCAATAAACCACTTAGGAATCCTTACGATATTACCTTCCATCGGAAGGGTGGGCCAGTTACCCAGTTTAATTTGCTTTCTTACATAAGTCATTCCTACGCCTAAAATTCTAGCTGCTTCTTTAGCTGTATAGGCTTGTTTTTCTACCTGCATATCCTTTGCTGTCATCTACTCACCACCTCCTTAAATTTTATTTGTTTAACCCAACACCAACCACCATAGTTATTACGACTACCTTTAAACCTTCTACGAAAAAACGGTGCTGTATTAAAGGTTTTAAAGTAGTTAAGTAATCTATCGTAATGTTCAGCAGGAATCCATACTTCGTAAAGTTCGGGAAATATTACTGCTCCAGTTATACCCAATTTATTTAGTATAGCTTGTGGGTCATAGGGTCGTCGTGCCATTAACTACACCCCCATTCGGAGCAATTTAACATAATCGTAAATCATTTCTAATGCAGAAGAATACTGTTCTTTCCTGGGTAATACCGTATATTCTATATACTCGTCTAGCGTCATTACCCCTGGTATTACTCCCACAAAGGTAACAATTTTAACCTGTTTGTTTTGTCCTCTACGGTTAACTCTGCCTATTACCTGTTCGACTAAAGCCGGAACCCAGTCCTTATCCATGAACACTAATGTATCGGCTGTCTCTTGTAAGTTCAACCCTTCTCGCATGGTGGTTAGCATTACTCTGCAACTATCGTCCTCTCGAAAACGTATTAAGGCTTGTTCTCTTTCAGGTCCGGTCTTTTCTCCTATAATCATTACCGGATTAAAAGACTTCAATCTGGGAAATAGTAGTTTAAGATACTCTGCCAAGGTGCTGAACACTACAACTTTAGTGTAAGGAGTATGCTCAGCTAAAAACTCTAACAAGGCTTCTGTTTTAGAGCTTTCATTTTTACCACCAAACAAATACGGTGAACATGCTATCTGCCTAAAGCGGGTATACTTTACCAGTGGATTGGTTGTGGCTAAGAAATTACCATCACCTAGCTCAGCTAAACTTAATTCAGCTAACTGCGAGTATATTTTGGATTGATACGGTGATAATCTAACACGGATAACCTCATGGATAGGTTCGGTTATTCCTTCAACTTCAGTTCTACGGAGCATATAATTGTCTAAAATTTCAGCCAATTTTTCTTCATTCTTAAACCCTTCAATCCTGGTGTACCCCATAAAATCCTGAGTAGCTATGCAGTATTGTTCTACAAATCGCCAATAACTTGAAAACTCTTTAGGATTTAAAATGTGGAGCAGATGCCACAACTCGTCAGGTCGGTTATGAATAGGCGTTCCGGTCATTAATACCACATAGGGTGTTCGTCGAGCCAACTTTAGAATAGCTTTACTACGGGCTGCCTTACGGTTTTTTAGTGCAGTAGCTTCATCAGCAATTATCATATCCCATTTAGTCTTTAGTATATCGTCCCTAAGTTCCATGTGGTAACGGTTATTATCATCCCGGTAACGTTTAAATAACGCTTCGTAGTACGTTAAGTTAAACTTTGCATTGCCTATAGGAGTAGAGGAAAGTATTTCATGTGGGACTTCACCGCACCAGGATTGAATTTCTTCTGACCATTGAAACATTAGGGATTTTTTAACCACAATTAATACTTTGTTTAATTTTAGTTCCTTAGCAGCCACCAATGTTTGGGCAGTTTTTCCAAAACCTACTATATCCGCAAGTAAAACCTTTTCTTTATCTTTAATAAACTCTTTGCCTGTTTGTTGTTCAGGGGTTAAAACTTTTACAATACGCTACACCACCTTAAATTAATCATCTTCTTCTTCCAGTTTTTGCTCATTAAACAGTATGTACGCTCCATGTACTTGCATCAATATTATTGCTATCGGTAATACCCAATTCCAAACATCCCAATATCCCCGGCCTGGAAAAATTATTTCAACTACTTGACTACAAGCATAAACCGCAGTTCCCCAGAGTATTCCGTTGTGGAGCCAAGTCCACCAAGTATATTCTTGGGGCATTCTTATATCACCTCCTATCTTTAAGCGATACTAAGCGTTAATGTAAGATAATTATAGCACCTACGCGATACATTGTCAAACGAAAGGAGTCTCTAAGGACAGAATTTCTACCGGGTATTGTACAGAAATTTGGTAATAATAATCTACAGACCATAGTTGTAACTTACCCTGTTTCCACAATTTCTTTTCTTGTTCTCCAGGTTCAGCTCCATCTTCACATTCAAGACAAGAAACCACAAAACCCCCGTCCTTAAAATACAATTGCTGATCGTCAATAACATTGTGGAATCGTTTAATTTTACAAACTAATTCTCCGAGCGTGTTAGCAGAGTATGTTATATCTATGTCTTGATAAACTTCTGTGTCTGGGTTACACCCGTTATTCCAATCATCTTCTACTGCGTATCTGGTACAGTTATGTGCAATGTATTTACTTTCAAGTTTGTTTACTCTGTATTCCATACTTTTATATTTGTTTACGCTGTGTTGCATTATTTATCTTCCTCCCTTTTAATTTTTGGTGGCCTTACTTCTCCCAAATAATCTCCCAACGATCCTCAACTGGGGTATACTCGCTGCCTATGATAGTAAAGTTTTCCGTCTCCTGCAAAACATCGAAAACTCTTCTAGCTTCTTCTTTGTCGTTCCCACAATACTTCTCTACTTCAGTACCCGGTAGGTACTGCCCCTTTGTGTGCGCTATAGACTCCACCATATACATGCCGTTTCCCCCCTTCAAGCAAATCTTCAGCAACAGATAACCAAGATTCAACGTCTGCTGGTGTCGTAAAGTGATACTTTTCAGATAAAGATGTTAGTTTTTTAGTGGCTAAATCTAGTGCTTTATTAAATACCTTTAGCCTTTGGTTCAAGCGTTCCACTTCAGTCTCATACGTAGGTTCTAGCTGTGCATCATTTAGTTTGCCGATTATTTCATTGTACTTATCTGTTGGCATGTAACAACTAATCTCACTTTCAAACAGCATGTGAATTGCATCATATAATTTATTGTTTTCTGTTTTGAGTTTTTGGTTTTCTTCCATTAGTTGACAGAATTTTTTCATACAACAACACCCTTTCAGTATATTTTGTGGGAGGGGATAAACCCCTCCCAATTATGCAGCGATTAACTCGTAGGCTTTATCTATTAACACATGCCCATCAACCGTTTTCATAAACAGATTCTCCCGGAAGGTGTCTGTTTTTCTTAGCGGTTGAATGTGGGTGGCGAAATCACTTACTGCATTAACAAAACCCCAGGCTGTGTCTTTGAATTTACCTAAATCCGGGGCTTCAGTATACCGGGACAACAAGCCGGTTCTAAGATCAATAACGTTACGCTCTTTAACTGGTCCGGCATCTTCTGGTATTGGTAACAGTTGTTCAATCAAGTCCTCAACTTCAGCCAAATAAAGTGTCTTATTAGCCAGGGACTCTGCTTCTTTACCAAAGGAAACCAGATACCTCTCAGACAAGCCTAGCGTCCTCTGTGCTTCGTGCATTTTAGCCGCTATATCTCCAGTATGCCGAACGGACCAACTACGCTGTGCGGTCCTCAGAGCAAGGTTTAAGGTGTTCATACAGATAACTCTTACAGGTGTGACTGCAACCTTAACTGCACCAGTACCGTCATGGGTATTACTGAACACCAAAAACACTTGGGTAACATCACCTAAAATATTTTGGTCAGGCATTCTGGCTAAAAGCCATACCCTTCTACCAGAGGATAAGCTACCAGCAGTTTCGTAACGTACATCCCCACCAACAAGGTGATCTGTAAACGCAAAGGCTTCATGGTTCTGCACTACCCGGTATTGGTCAGAAACCAAACCCAAAACACGGCGGTCAGAGCTACGAATATTTAGCTTATACCCCGGAACATCAGTAAAGTAGTTATCATTCTTAATGAAAACATCTTCCTGGATTACCTGCCAATTTAACCCGGATAATCTTAAT